GTCGCGGATAGTTGGCATGATTTCTAGTGGGAAATCATTGTTGTTCCAATGATTGACACTATAATATTTCACGTTGTAGCTGCTGCGTCTTGTGTTAAACAACAGCACACCTCTTGGGTATACTGCAGGGTCAGGACCATCTAGATCTAGATAATCGCTAAGCAACAGATCAGTGATTGCAGGGCTATCGTCTAGAGCAGGATCAACTGTACCGTCAGTATCCCAACGTGCATCTGCGAAGAGCACGCCGTTTTCTGACGTATGATCGCTATTATCCAGCAATACCCACTTGTCATCACCTAGAACTGCCTGCCAACGATAGAGTACTGGATAGTTCTCAAGATCGCTAGTGTCGATCCATAGATCGCCATATTCTAGTGCTGTGCCATCGCTCTGCTCTGTAGGAGCACTTGCAGCAATGATAGGACCACTTGGATCAGTCTGGCTTAGATCGTAACCACGAGCGTCTGCCGTAACCTGCTGATAACCCTTCCAGTTAGCACCATCATGGATCATGATGTCTGCTTCGAGTGGGCTACGAGGATACCATAGTGTGCCTTCTAGCGGGGATGCTACAGGAGGAACAACATCTGGTGTGTAAGTTGCTGCTTTCCAGTTACTTCCAATGATGATGCTGCTCGGGCCGCTGCGGCAATATGTAGTGCTGCTGGTAATACCTGCAGTTAACAACGGTGTTCCGGTTGTGCTCTTTAGATGAAGCACACCGCCCAGTGTATGCTCGATAACCACTGCACCTGCAGCAGAGACTCTAGCACTCACGTTAGTGATGTCAGCTGTCAGGATGTCAGCAACCATGCTGGCTGCTGTTGTTCCTGACAGTGTGATCTCGGTCGGTGTAGGCATAGCTGAAGAACCCTTCAAGCTAGCTGAGATAGTGAACTTATTACCGGATGTCAGAACTGGATTTGCTTCAGTTCCAACGATGCTAGTGATACCTGTAGTCTGCCTGTAGAACAAGCTATAAGTCACAGTAGAATCTGCACTAACATCATACTGCATGTACATGGTGTTTAGAGGAATGCCTAGACCGCCTCTAGTGGAATCCAATCCATTCAATGCTGAAGCATCAGTTGCATACAGGTTGACAGATTGTAGCTGCCAAGCACCTGCAGTTGCGCTCCAACGATAGACAGTCATGCTAGCACCAGAAGATACTGCAGTTGTCTTGATCCATACTGAACCAGTCGGACGAGGAGTCGAATCAAAGTCTTTCCATTCAGGTACGCTAGTGTGTGCGCTTAGCTGTGTTGCAGGAGAAGCATAAGTGCTAGCAGCAATACCCAATGCAGTCAATGCAGTTCCAGTATCGTTGCTGATAGCGATCTTACCGTCAACAGTGCTACCATCGCTCTTTGCCGCTGCAGTTGCATACAGGACTAGATAACCGCTAGTTCCTACTGCAGTTACACCCAGGATGTTTAGATTGTTGATCTGCGTTGCAAGTGCGCTTACAGTTGTTCCTGAGATATTGATTAGTGTACCGTTGATGATGATCTTGTGACTAACAGTGATAAGTGGATTATATCCAGTACCAGTAACCGTCGGCCATGAAGTCTTCCAATTTGATGAACCTACTAATACCCAACCGTTACGACCTTTGTAGTATGTAGGATTATTTGTATTAGTGGCAACGACAGCATAATCACCTACATTACCAATGCTGGCTTTAGGAATACCAGAATCTAGATCGCTAGTGCTAGTGATAACTCTTGGAACTTTATTAGTGAACGCCTGTGTTGTAGCACTCCATTCGAAGACACCCCATTTAGTAGCAGCAGTATCAAGATACAGCGTGCCTCCTGTGACTTCGCCAGTTGGACGAGTCGATGATGGGATTAGCTGAGTGAGATCAACGTCTGCTCTCATGACATAAACTCTTGCACTCACGTCCAATACGCTGTGAGCTGCAAGCAATCCATACTCTGCTATCTCGGAACCGTAAGAAACGATACCCGAAGAGGTCTTAGGAAAGATCGGAGTTCCGAAGAGGTTCAGCAGTTCTCTCTTAGAGGAGATGCTATAGACCTTACCAGCATTAGCTTGAAGCGTGCCTTCTGCTACAGCCCCGCTTGGGTTAGTCTTGTCTTGCTGAGTAGCTAGCAGGATGAAGGGTACGGTTCCTGGACCGCTGGAAGCATAGAAGCTCTCGTCGATGACTTCTACACTTACGCCTGGAGAAACTAGGGTTGTTGCCATGTGAGTATATCCTTTTGTAGGTTACTCATATTTATGGCATAACAATAAAACCAGGCGGTTATGAACAGTTCTATGCGTAGTTATCTAATAGATTGTGTGCGTTCTTTCGCAAATCTTCTAGGGTACCGTCGTTCTGTATAGTAGCATCAAACTCTGATCGAGCCCACGCCCACTCGCTAGGATGTATGTCAGTAGGGATCATTCCTCTACGTTGATAACGAGAAAACCAAGCTGGATCTTTTCCCCTAGCCACACGCCACACCTTACCATGCATGCGCTGTATCAAGTCCACTTCGTTAGGAAAGCGTGTGTCTGGCAATACCACATCACAGCTCGACTCTCTGATCTTTCTTTCCACACTCGAGATCCATATGTCTTTATGGAAACCGTCTCGACATACTTCTGTGCCCCACTGCTGCAGGACCCAGCGTGGCGTGAGGTGTGGGGTACCTAATCTCTCAGCCCACCAGACGTCGACTTCCTCACGCCACGCTCGGCTCTCGTCAGTATCACCCTCTAACAGAGAACGCTGCCAGCCAAATACCGCTGCAACTGCATCCTTTAGACTGTCAGCAAAACTGATCTTAACGAAACCGTGTGATTCTTCTAGGATGTCTGCGACAGTGCCTTTGCCACTGCCGATCAATCCACAGATGCCTATAATCTTTGTCATGCTTAGATATTAGCGTATCAAGAGGGGAGAGTCAATATTAACCTATCACGAACCACATAGGATCTGAGCCGTCTACATAGTTGCTGACCTCAGCTTCTAACCTATCGATTATTGCCTGACCTTCCTGCTTCAGAGCAGTGCCGTTGAGCGTAGTACCGCCACCCGGTCCTGGCAGGCTAGCAAACTTCTCACGAGCTTCACCTAGCATGATCTTGCATCTGCCCAACGTGTAATCTCTGATCCAAGGAAGCGCATAAGTGTCCTGTAGCAATGAGAAATCAGGCTTGTAGTTGTGTGTCCATAGCAGGACCTGTTCTAGATCAGCTCGAGGACGGCGCATGATAGTCAGCTGCTTGGTCACACGATTGTATTGGAAGTTGATGAACCCACCAAACATCTTAGCTGCTTCTTCGAGATAGCTGCTGTACATGTAGTAGGTAGCAAGACCGCCTACACGTCCCGATTGGATCATGTAGAAGTTGACGAAGCCAGCTTCGAATGGTTCGTACTGACTACTGGTACCCGCATTAGCACCGATGTTGCGCTTGAACACCTGGCGAACGGTTATGACCTCATCTGGTAGAGTGTAATAGTTCTGATCCACTTCCAGCTGAAGGAAACTGTAGCTGTCCTCCAAGGCATTGCTGCTACGCTGTCTGTAGCGCAACATCGCTGCCTTGTAAGCCTGTTCATAGTGCTCTGGGTCGAGTTCTACATCGACCATACCGCCGCCTAAGCCAAAATGCACATAATCGTATATGTCTTGCTTAGCGGCAGTCTTGGTCGAGTAGGTTAAATTCTCATCTGATGTTGTCATGACTCATTATTTATGAGTCAGCGAGCCGCCTTGAGCAATAGCGTGTCTGCATTAAGGCGACCGTTCAGCTTGACCGGAGTAGCGTTGATCTCGTCCATCCATGTGCGAAGCTGTACCTTACCCGCCGACATGAACTTCTTCATCACTATCTCAGGCTTGCGGACGGTCTTGCTGATGCTCAGTCGATCATCGAAGCCCAAGATCGCTGTGCCTTTGATGCCCAATGTTCCCGAATCCGCTGCTGCAACGTACTTGCCCAGCTTGCGTGTCTTCTTGTTGTAGACCCACAGCTCTTTAGCACCGATCACATCCACAGGATTGATCGACACGAGGTTGAGATCAGTTGCTTCTGTAGCATATTTGACCTTGCGAACTACCTTCTCCTTGCTCACTGGCTTCTTAACGCGAGCAGCACGAGTAGCCTTCTTCACGCTGCCATATGTGGTCAGCGCATCCGTCAGCTTAGCAAAGAAGTCCGCTACACGCTTGGTGCGTGTCTTATCATAATGCTTATAAGCAGCCTTCAGCTCGGGGTCTGCGCCCTTGGTCTTAGCAGCATCCAGCTCTTCCATCACGGGCGTGTAATAAGCGCCAATCCGGTTCACGAATGCCTGTGGGACGTTCTGCTCGCGCATCCAAACTACCATGTCTGCGGGGTACTCAGCACCCTCGCTAGCAGCATCCAACCATGCTTCAATCTCGCCAACGATGTCTTGGAACTTCTCGTTCATGTGGTCGTGTACGGTGCGCTTCACGACTGGCTTGCCGTCCTTAGCGTCCTTCTCAGCAAGACGTGCAGCACCGTATGCAAGCAGTTCTGCAACCTTGTGCTTAACGAAAGTTGTCTCAGCCTCAGGGAAGCCTTGCAGCTTCATAGTAGCCCAGCTGCACAGCGACATGCCAACACGCCCGTCTTCGCACTCGTTGAATGCGCGGATGTCTTCTTTGCCCCATGCCCAGTTAGCCTGACCGTATGCTACGATGTTCTTACGCAGGTCAGAGGGCGTATAATGATAGTTGTAATAACTAAAGGCGCAATGCTGTAGCGAGCGTTGCTGCTCTTCCCGCAGCTTCTCATAACCTGCCCACACGACCTCGGTGCCCGTATACTTCTCGTCCTGCAGCTTAGTGCGGCGAGCTACGGGTGCTTTCTTTCTAATGCTTGCCTTAAGAAGCGACTTGGCCATTTGCGTGATCTCCTTGCTTTATTCATTCATAATATAGCCTATATAGCAGATGTCAACCGAAAGATTCTGGTTGACAGATCCTTAGGGCATGCTATTATGAGTTATAACAGCAAGGGAGAGCTGCACATGGGTTACGTTGTACTTCCACCCCGCGATCAAAAGTGGCAACCACGCAAGGGTTTAGAAGGTCCGTTCTTCTACGCTAACGGTCGGGTGCTGTATTATGATCCCAAGGAAGGGCAGTACTGGGACCCAAACACGGATTTCTACATCGAGATTGGGGAAGTCCATGAGATGGAACAGCAGTTTTTTGATCTGTTTACCCAACAGAAAATCGGTTGACAGACATCTAACCTGT